TTCTTTTGCATTTCATGTTTTTGTTTTGCCAATTCGATTTCATTCTTTTTGGCAACTGACAGTTCTCTGTTCTCTGACATACGTTCTTTTACCAAACTATTCATAGTGGAAAAGATTTGAATGTCTAACAAGTCTTCAATGATAGACCTGCGATCACCTGGAGACAACTGCATGAAAGGTGTGAATGAAGCCGAACCAAGAATCACAATCTGTGTAAATGATTTGTAATTCAACTTGATGATAAACTTCTCCAAGTATTCTTGGTAGTCACGCATTGCGGCATCTTGATTGATTAGAACGCCGTCTTGATAAATTTCAAATACATTTGGTTTGATTCCACGAACAATCTTATACGATTTGTTTGCTGTGTCAAAACCAACTTCAACGAGGCCATCTTTACCATTAATTGAATTCACAAGTTGTGGTTTGTTGATGCTGCGAAATGGTTTGCCAAACAAAGCGAAACACAATGCATCTAACATTGTGCTCTTGCCTGAACCATTTTCACCGACTACAAGTGTGTTGTGTGAGTTGTCCAACTTGACTTCTGTCCAACTGTTACCAGTGGATAGAAAATTCTTCCATTTTACATATCTAAAAATAATCATTCTGTAGTTTCTGTATTCAAGGCCTCAACGTATAATTCTTTCATTAAGTTCTTGAGTTTATCACGTTCCACATTTAATGTCAAGTTATCTATGTACTTTGATAGTATGGTCATCGTATCTTCTGCCTGATCTACAATATCGGCATCAATGTCGGTATCATAATCATTGAAGTCTTCCACAATGGAGATATCGGATGCACCACACTTATACAGGTTGTCAAGTACCGTATCGAACAGGTAAGGATTCTGTTTGTTTAATACAACAATCTTAATATAACAATCTTTATATTCGGCATAGTTGTGTGTCTTCCAATCTTCAAATGATTGTGCGCCATCATCATATGTTATCTTATGAAACATCTTATGTGGATTCGGCACAAACGTTAACTCTCTTGTGTCTGTATCAAAGATGTGAAAACCACGTTGGTCATTGTAATCAGCCCAAGTCATTTCATATTGGTTGCCCAAGTATGAGATGTTGCCATCACTTGATTTGTGGTGAAAGTGTCCTGATAACACGATATCAAATCGGTCAAACATTTTCTTTTCTAAACCAGTGTGACAAATATTACCTTTGTCCATTTCAAAGCCAGCAATCTCAAAGTGACCAAATACAATCTGTGCAGGTGTATTTTGTACCTCATCTAATGTTGTCTGATAGTTACTGGAATTAATCCAAGGTACCATCAAAACATTAGTGCCATCATAGTTCATCAACCGTGGTTCTGTCATCACCTGAATGTTATCATAATGGTTGAACAATTCATCCATCGCATTGATTTCATTTGTGTTCTTGTAAGTCACATCGTGGTTACCTACAATTACATCCATTGTAATGCCTTCGTTTTTTAACACATCAAAGAATCGTTTGCGCCACGAATTCAAAATAACATAGTTAATAAACTTTCTTCGGTCAACAACATCACCAAGGTGACAAATATGTTTAATGTCGTTTTCTTTTAAATACGGAAAGAATGTGCCTTCCCAGAATTTAAAAAAGTATTCATTAAAAGGTAAACTATCACCACGAGCACCAGCGTGCGTATCATTTATAATTGCAATCTTCATTTATCTTTATCAATCTCTTCAATAAACTTTTCAAGTCCTTTAGTTTTACTTTCTTTTTTCTTCTTTTTATTTTCTTCAAAGTTGTAAATGAATTCAGAAATGTTTTCATACAACTGGAATTGCCTGTTAGCTCCATCATCATCAGATAGAAACTCACCCTCATCTAATATGCCGTACATTTCTGTTGCCTTATACTTAACATACAGTTGTTTCTTCTCACGCATAATTCGTCTGAGAAAAGCATAATATATGATTTGAGTGAAATAAGCAAATGGATTTTTACTCTTTACCGGATCAAAGTTGCGGAAGTACATGAGGCAATTCTCAACACCATCACTCATCATCTCATCCCGGAAGGAATAGGAAATAAAGTTTGGTTTTCTGGACAAGTGTTCTGCAATTTTCAAGAAGCATTCTCCAATATAATTTGGAATCTGTGGGTCTTCTTTACCATTACCTTTTGCGGTTTCACAATCCTCACGGTATTGAATTAAAGCCTTTAGAAAGTCGGCGTTGTTCACATAATGTTTAGTACTCATATTTGCCTCATTTAACGCTTGACACGTTGGTTGGTTTAGTCATATAATTGCGGTGTTGCTGTTTCATGTTAATGGATTACACTGTTAGTTTTTTCTTCCATTACTTGTTCTAAGTTATCCAATTCGGAATGATCCATAGCACCAAGTAATCTCTCTCTCAAAATCTCATCTGAATTTTCATTAGATAACAAATACTTCTCTACTACATTCAGGTAGTAATCAACCATATCATCTTTCAATTCCAACACAGTCACAATTTCTGCAATGTCGATGCAAGCGGCATCGACTTTAATCAACTCACCAGGCAACCAAGGCATCATAGCCAAGATAGTTGCACCAGTTGGAATCCTACGAAAAACTAATTTCATAGGGTGTTGTAGTATAATAGTGTTCGACTCTATGTCTTCGACAAAGGCGGAGATAATGTCATCACCTGTTGCCAATCTAAAAAGTTTAATTGATAATTCGTTGTTCATTCTTTTATATCTACGTTGTAAAATTTATATTCAAATTTCTCTTCATCGTATATTTTAACACGTTCTACGAAATGATGCAAGGTATAATTAGTATGTTTGCCTATTCTAAAATCATCTGCAATATCATACAACACAGCTTGGTCTTTGTTATCACCTAATCGTAGTACACGACCAATAGATTGCAAGTTTCTAATCCTAGATTTAGATGGTGATGCAAATATTACATTGTGTAGATTACGAATGTTAATACCAGTAGAGAATGTACCATAAGATGCAACAATGATTGCATTAGTTTCTTTCTCTGTTACGGCACGAACGTTCTCTCGTTCTTCTACATCAGTACCACCATAAACAAAAGATATTGTCCTATCTATGTTAGAGTCTTTGATGTGTTCATATAAAAACTTACCATGTTTATCTACGTACTGAAATAGTACAAGTGTATTACCTTCTAGTGATAGAGTTAGATTCTTAATAAAATCATTTCTCTTTTTACTGGCAACAATGTAATCTATTTCAGCATTATAGTCCCAATTTCTTGATTCTTTACAGACTACATCTGGATATTTTAATACTATACATTTAATTTTAAAATCTGCAGCATGTTTGTTTTCAATCAACTCTTTAGTTGTTGTTGCCTTGTGAACTGCACCAAACAAACCTTCTAGTACTAATCTGTGTGTCTGAGTACCATCTAGTGTTCCAGTACATCCAACACGCATGGATGCATTGACACAACCAGATAGTATAGTTGTCAGTGACTTTGCTTTAAACTGGTGGGCCTCATCACCTAGTACATAATCAAACTGTTCAAAGTATTCTTTCTCTCTGTTGTATATAGATTGCCACGTTGTGATAGTTAAAAACTTATCTGTGTGTTTATCTTTACCTGCATACTGTCGGTGACAATACGTATCAACATCATAACCATATGACTTGAAATCAGAATACATTTGTTCAACTAACGATGTAGTTGGTACAATTAATAAACCTTTAGAGTGATTCTGTTCTTGTATCTTAGAAAGAATCATATAAAGAATAAGAGATTTGCCTGATGCTGTTGGTGATAACAACAACATTCGTCTGTTGCGAATGGCTTTTACGAATGCATCTAATTGGTAATCACGTACTTCTAATGGCAAATTTAAAGATGTTATAAATTCTTTTGCTTCGTGTACCGAGAAGTTAGTTGTGATGTTAACTTCTTTTTCTAGTTCTAATGTGTATTCACGTTCTTCGCAAAACTTTTGAATGTATGGAACTAGACCATGATAGATATTAAATGTTCTCAGGTCTGCCAGTCTAATCTTGCCATCCCATATGCGAGACTTATAAGCGGGAGTAAATTGATAACCAGGAACATAGAATGTAAAATAATCACTTAACTCTTGTGCTATGTTTTTTTCACATTCAAACCTAATGTAAGCTTCATTAAGTTTCTTTAATATCAAATCTGCCATTAACCTATACCTTGTATGAACCTCTCCCAAGCAATATAGTCACGTAACTGAAATGTACGACTGTTGAGTTCTTTCATAATACTTTGGCAAACGTCAACGATTTCATCATGCATAATTTTGCTGGCAGAGAGTTTGTTTAAATCTTCGTCACTATCAAAGTATGTAGTAATGTCGGATTTCAACACAAACGGAAATGGTTCCCATCCGTATTTTTTTAATTCTTCATCATCCATTTTGCCTGTATAATATTCCCACTTTATTTTTTTATATTTGTTAAACTTAAACTCAGCTTCTTTAGATTGAAGTCGGTGCTTTGACATGATAGTCAAATACTTTGAGTGTAGTTGTGGAATATTAATCAGTTCAACATTAGGTTGTGTGCGGTCAATCTGTGCATCTTTACGCCACATTTCCAATAGTTCTTCAAGTTTAGTCATAGAGCCTCCTAGTTAGGAGTATACATTATAAATTACAGTTTGTCAATATCGTAATAGGTATATCTGAATGTGGCATCGGCAGTAATGATATTATCTGGCGTGTCGGTAGATGACATAGAGAAAGAAGAAATGCTTGTCGGGAACACTTCGTAGAATTTAAATCGGTACAATGGAATATTAGATGAAGACAATATGGTAAGTGTCGCATCAGAGTATTGTGGGCCGGTAGTTTTGCCTAAAGTTGAATATCGATTTAAATTTGCCAAGTTTTGATATTCTGAATAATCTTTAGGGAAAGTCATAGCACGAATCCAATCGTGTACTTCTTTCCATGCTTGTATTTCTTCATCAACCATAAATGTTACGTTGAGTAAATCATACATTGCTTTCTCACCAGGAATATACATGTCAACAAATGGTGTTGGTTTTGGAATTTCAGACAATGAGATTCCAGGTACCGTTGCCGTTTGGCAAAAGTACTGCATGTTTGGTAGTCGACCAAAATTTAACTCAAATTTATTTGGATGAATTAAATTTGGATTTGATGGGTTTCTTGTTAGTGCTGTCATATGTATATTTAGGCGAAAAAAAAGAGAGGGTCTTTCGACTCTCTCTTTTAAGTAACCCTCTTAACGGGGTTTCTATTACATCAAGTTCGAAATCTTGAATGCACGATAGTACAAGTTAGCTCTAGCAGTCAATGCGCCAACGCCTTGTGTAGTACCTTCAGCAAATGGATTAGCAACTAGACCGTAACGAGTCTTGAAACCAATTTTTGGTTGGAAGTTGTTTGTATCAACTGCACGAACCATTTGTAGAGGAACGTATGGGCAGTAGAAAATACCTGCGTCATATGCATTAGAACCTTTGTAACCCATAACAGCAAACTCAGATGTGGAGTTAGCGGCGAAATATGGATCGATATACACCTTGATACGACCAAACAAAGTACCAGCAAATGTGTTACCTGTATCGTCAACTGTCAAGTTAACTTGGCTGTTCAAAGCAGATTGGTAGTCTAGAAGACCAGCCATTGCCAAAGCAGAAGCAACGTCAGATGAACAGATCATCACGTTACCTTTACCACGACGGGTTGTCTTAGCGATTGTATTGGCTTCACGTTCCAATTGGAATGCCAAACCTTTAATCTTCTCAACCATCCAGCGACCATTGGAGTCTGTATCCAAATCGAATGTACCTGCTGTAGTAGTACCAACTTGAGCACCAACTTTAGCAACAGAGTAAATCGTACGGATAACTTCACGGTTAATTTCAGCAAGAATTTCAGTTGACAAGATGTTTGCCAATTCTGTTTCTGCGTCTAGACCATGAACTGCCTTCAAGTCTTGTGCCAATTCCATTGAGTACTCTGCCTTCAAAGCACGTGACTTTGCAGTAACAGAAACTTTCTCAATTGAGAAGCCCATTTCGTTGAATGTCAAATCTTCAGCAACAGAAGTTGCCATTGCACCGCCAGTTGTAACTGTAGAAGCAAAAACGTTTTGGTTACCCAAAGCAGTGTTAGCAGCCATAGAAACAGTTGTTTGTGTCGCTTTGTCACCTGCGAAACCAGTGTTGGCTTCATTGTAGAATGCTTCGATAGCACTGCTATTCATATCACGGTTAGTACCGTAAGTAGAACGCATTGCAAAGATCAAGCCTGTTGGGCCTGTCATTGGTTGTACGCCAGCGATATCATAAGCGATAAGGTTAGGCAATGAACGGCGAACCAAGCTGATTAGGATTGGATCGAAACCGGCAACAGGGCCTGTTGAAGTAGAACTACCAGAATAACCTGTACCACCTAAAGAGTTAGTTGGTGCAGTTTCCATCATCATACCAGATTGCTTCTGCATTTCTTGAGCTTGATTCTCAAGAATAACAGCAGTCACAGCCTTGCGGTATGGGTCAGTAATTTTTGGTAGTTCTGGGTGGTCAATGACCGCTGCCCATTTGGTCTGAAGTTGTTCAGAAAGTAACATATTTAATCTCCTTGATTAATTTATAGTTTGGTTTTAGAAATAGCGTTTGCAACAGATGACACATATGGGTCGGCGCTTACTGGTTTCTTAGTTTCGCCTGCGTCTTCTGCAGATACCTGTTCGTGTAGTTGCTCTTCGTCTGCCTTTTTAACGCCAGATGGGAAGTAGTTTTCACGGATTGTTTCAAGTTTATTTTGGTATTCTTCCTCTGTGGAGAATTCAACGCTCTCTGCAAGCGATTTGATTTTTTCAACTTGAGTTTCTGTTAAGCCTTCGCAAACAGAACGGGTAACTTCTTGTTTTGTAGCTTCGATTAAAGATTTCTTGTAACCGATGCTCTTTTCAATTTCTTCATTTAATTTGGACTCTAACTGTTCCACTTTAGTTGCCAACTCATCAACCAATTCTACCTTGTCTTCAGGTACATTGATGTAGTTCTCGGCAAACAATTTGTGTAGACCAGAAATAAAGTCTTCGGCTAATTCAGCACGCAACCCTGATTCGATTGCGATTGCATTTTCTTCTAGCCATTGTTCAACTACGTAGTTAACATAGTCGTCTACTTTTTCTTCTAACTGAGCACGTACAGACTCGATAGCTTCTTCAAGCATACCAGCATACTTAGCTTCAGTTTGTTCTTCGATTTGTTGAATACGGTCAATAACACGTGCTTCAAAAATCGTAGTAACTTTAGATTTGAATTCTTCGGAGATGTTTTGGTCATCGGCAAATAAAGCATCAATGTCGTCTTTGGCATTAACTCTGTATTCAGATACAACAGTACCTTCGATTTCTTCTTCTTCTCTCATTTTTAGTTGAGTGTCAGATGATGCAGCAGAAGGCTTTGTTGTAGGAGCGGTTGCGCTCTTAGCTGCCTTAGTAGCATCAATCTTGTGCGAGTCATCATCTGGCTTCGCATTCTGGGGTGTCGGTCCGCCTAGGTCGACCTCCTCACCAGGTAATTTTTGTGGTGGCATTGCTGACGCTTTACTCTTTCCAGAGGAAAGAATTTCAGCTGCTGCTTCCATTAGTTTGTTTTTAGGCATTAGGATTCTCCTTATGATATCTTATTTATAAAATTAAAGTTTTCTGATGAAATTTTCAAACAGCTGCAATGCAACTGCTTCTAATTGTTTTTGTGGAGCATTTCGTATGACCTTCTTAGCATTATCTATGTCCATTTCCACGAACCTTCCCTCAACGAATAGCCATTCTTTACCCTCCATAATTCCGTTAACAAATGCACCTGGAGCCGATGGATCCGCAACGATATCGGCAGCCGTGGCCAAACGCAAATCGTCTTGTACTAAGTTGTAACCTTCTCTAGTCATGGATACAGAACCCATAGCTCTAGAAGATACTCCTAAGTTAACATCGTTCTCAATAAAGTTCTTAACAATATTTCCGTATGGTGTATCTAGGATCAATGCCTTACCATAAAATGAATTGCCATCTTCAGTCAAAGATACAATCTTATGGGATACTCGTTCCAAATTAAGGGTTGGTGTGTCTGGATGACCAAGTTCACCTAACGCACGGTTCGTTTTAACAAATTCTTCGTTATATCGTTTAACTTCTTTACGCAATGTATCCATCTTATACATGCGGTTGTTACGATTAACTTTTTCAGCAACAAGAAAAGTACCTTCAATATAAAGGTTCTTTTTACCTTTTTCTGTTGCTTCTGTGAGATACTTTACGCTCTCGATTCTTTCGGTAATTAGTTTCATTTTAGATACCTACTAATGGTGTTGTATACGTTGCAGATTTGCTGACTAATAGAATTACAGTACCATCAGTACCACTGTTAGTGATGTGCAAATTAGCCGTTGGTGTATTAGCCAATGAAATGTCATATTGTGTTAATGGCAAATCATTTGACTGGTACATTGAGACAATTAAATTTGCATTAACACTATCACCACGATAGATGCGAATCCACCCATCAGTTGAGGTAATAATGTGTGCAATCGATGCACCAGTGATAACTTCATTTGCATCTGTTGCAAGTGAAGTCAAAGCAATGTTTGTTGCTGTATTACCAGTAATTCTGATGATCGAGCGGGATCTTTTTGTGTTAATAATTTCGTATGCCATATTATTTTATTCCCATTGATTTGCGGCGGCGCATAGACATTTTTCTTTTTAATAAGACTCTGTTCATCTTTGAGCGACCTTTAGTTTTCCAATATCTTTTTAACATTCTGGCTTTGTGCAGTCTTTGTGCTGCAGGTATTCTTTTTACCGTATTGCCAGATAGTCTATATCCTTTGATTGCTGATCTACGTACATTACGTTGAAGAATGATTCGACCTTGTTTGTTTCTTCTGATACGTCTTTTGATTCTTTGAACTCTACCAACTTTAACAATGTTGCCTTCATCCAATTCTTCAACATCTTCATATACGTTATGAGCAATGTAAACCTTTGCTTCTGTTAATTTCTCAGAAGCAATTTCATTTAACCTAGCAAATAATTTATCTTTTGCCTCGGTTAGTTTGTTATTTACTATGCTTTCAATAAATGTCATTTTGATTTACTGAAAGCAAAATCTGCAGCCTTAGTGAAGTGACCAGGTGACTTATGTACCATGTCTGCAAACTTCTTTTTATTATCATCATTCAAAGCACCATGGACTTGCGTCAATGCTGATGCTGTAAAATGGTCAACTGTTCTTGTCTCACCAGAGGCAAACTTAACTTTTTGTGCCGATTTATTGGAAACAATCTTATGTAAAGTATCCATAACTGCTTCTTCCAACATCTCACCTTGTTCTTCTGTGCCTTCGGCCTGAATGACTGGTGCCATGGAGTTATAACCCATGTACTGAGAATTGAATGGTACAGAGAATACTTTTTTAAGCTTATCGTTATAATACAATGCAACTTTAGTACCATCAGGGAACAATCTAACTGCTCTACGTTTTAGTAGTAGAACAAATGGAGGATCCGATGGTGGAATTACATTGTCTTCACTCGCTTCAGTTACTTGGTCTTTTACCTTTTCAGTACCTGATTGAATTGCAATACGATGAGCTTTAACTTTTTTGCCTGATGGTCCAACTTTAAAATCGGAAGTATCAATTAAACTTTCTTCAAGTTCTTCTGATACCGCACGGCGAGCTTGACGATTAATATTTGGATTATTAGTAACCAAATCAATCATCTTATTAAAAATATTACGTATGATTTCTTTATCTGCGTTATTAAAGTTAGGTCTGTCTTCACCCATTTTGTCAAGAATAGTATGCAAACGTTGAATCTGTGCTTTGTTACCTAAACCAGCACGTACAAGAGCATCGAACTTTGAATAGTCCTTCTTCTCTTCTTCAACGATGTTTCTTAATTCTTGTAACGATTTCATACTTCTTCTTGTTCTTCGGTTGATTCTGTTTCTTTACCGTTATACAAATTTTGTGCAATCTCAGTTTTGCGATTTGACAATGCTTCCATAGCACGTGCTGAGATCACATCACTCAATGCTTGTTGTGCTTCTACGGCATTACCGTCAATTGAAGCATCAATAAAATCTTTAATATCCATAATTATTCTCCATTATTTCTTATTTATCTTACTCGATGAATATTTATCCACTTCGGCATCCAACATTGGTGTCATAGATTCTGTCGCATCTTGGTCAGCCGTGTTGTCAACTGGTGGGTATTCATCTGGTGATGCTGGTGGTTCTCCGCCTTGTTGCAATACAGAACCTCCAGTACCATCATCATCTTCTTTTTTAATTTCTTTTTCCATCTCTTCAATTTGTTCTTTAGTCAATTGCAGCACATGGCGTTTAACCCACTCAGAAGAATAATAACGGCCAACAAATGGATCAACCATAGTCAACATATTAATTCTCTCACGCAACAACTCGGCATCACGCAACTCAACAAAGTTATTATCTTTCTGAAAGTCGTAATAAATGTCTTCTTTGAATTCTTCCCATTCTTCACGGGTACAAATACCTTTGAGTGTCAACTGTACACTCAAAGCTTCATCAAAGATATGTGTAAACTTGTTACGTAGTCTCTGTACAAACTTAGCAAACTTGGCTTCGTCACGTGTTACTTCAGTGCTTCTGCCAATGCCAATCATACCACCAGATTGTTGTGGTTCTAAACGTGCAATTGGAACATTCAAAGCATTCAACAGTTTGTTTCTGAAATACTTAACGTCTTCTAACTCGCCAAGGTTTTGACCAGCTGGTAATGTCGTAATCTCTGTACCTTTACCACCTTCACGGCGAGGTAACCAGAAATCTTCTAACATTGACATATGTTTGCGGTCATCACGGAGCTCACCAGTCGTGGCATCGTAAACCATCTTGTTACGATACTTAACCATAACGTCACGTAGATATTGTTCAGCCTTACCTTTTGGTAAGTTACCAACGTCAATATAAAAAATACGGCGTTCTGGTGCTCTAGATATACGATAGATAACTACCGCATCTTCAATCATACGCAACTGGTTAAGTGGTTTGATTGCTTTGTGTATATAAGAAATAACAAATGTATTCTTTGCATCCATCAAACCAGAATTGATGTTGATAACTGCATCAGCAGCAATTCTCAATCCCTGATTAACTTGGGCAGTATATGTTTGTGTTGTAGTACCACGGTCATTGTAGACATAGTACTCAGCAATAGAACTAATAACCGATGCACCAGTTTTAGGGTCACGGTCTTTTTTTACTTCTCGAACCTTACGAATTTTACGTGGGTCGATGTAACGTAATTCTTTAATGCCTTCTTTTGGATTCTTTTCGTTAACGACAATGTGATAGTAAATTCTACCATCAATGTACCATCGTTTGAATAAATCATCGGCAAGATTTGAAAAGTTCAACATACGCATAACGTTATTGAATTCTTCACGAATCTTTTTCTTAATCGATTCTGGTTGTTTCAAATTATCCATAACGATATCAAGAATCTTACCCTCTTCGGAACGAGTAATAGCTTCATTGACAATTTCGTCAATAGCCATTTCAAGCTCAGGATGATTAGACATTTCACGATAACGTGTAATTAGTTCTAACTCATTACGAATTGAACCTTCTAAATCGACATACGTACCATAGTGTGCGTTACCTGTAATAGTAACTGCACCATCATCTATTGCACTTGTCGGTAAAGCAAAAGAAGATTCGTTCGGGTTTTGAACCTGAACGACTTCTTTATCACCAAAAGTAAAACCAAAAAGTTTAATTGCCACTGTATAATAATCCTATATTAAGAAAGAAGAGCCTAGGCTCCTCTTTCGTCAAACCACGTTATCTTCTACGGATTCCCACCATTGATATGATAGAGTCACCGTGAATTCTTCAATCGCATCATTGGAACCCCAGTCAACATCAATTGGAGAAACATCTGTTGGGAATAAACCAACAAACTTATATTTCTTTAATGTGTCACCGTTCTTGGCGAATTGTTTAACTTCTCCGTCAACAGTATAACTGCCTGGAGTTTGTGCCAATGGGTTACGAACGTTTAAACTGTGGCTGTTCAGGCCATTCATCCATCTTTCAAATGCATTACGCACCACAAAGTCTTCATCATTGATGATCGAAAGTGTCCAGTCAGTGAAGGTTCTGTTGCCTACAAACTTCAACTCACGGCCGAAGTATTGAACAGGCACAGTGCCAACAGTAGAACCTGGAAGTTGTGCGGTCTTACACATGAATGATAATTTCGTTTGTGCATTACCAGGTAAAGCAAATGCCGGAAAAGGCATGGTTACCTCAAAGAGGTTTGGTCTCGCACCATCACCCTGCATTTGAGAGCGGAATTCGTTAATATTAAATGCCATTTAATTTTCTCCTATCTCTCTATTTATTAGAATCGTCCAACGATTTCATTGAATGCAACACCAGTACGGACTGCAACAAAGTTTAGTTGGATGAAGTTGATGGAACGGGCTGGTTTGACATAAATGTCACCAACAAACTCATTGCGGTCGATGACTTCCGGTGTATTATTTGTAGTATCACAAACAACACGGAAGTCATAGATGCCACGGCGGCCTTGGATTTCACGTAAGTACGGTTCAACCAAGTTAACAAACTGAGCACGTGTAAATTCATCGTTGAATTCAAACAACGAAGAACGTGAAGCACGAGCAACTGTTTTCTCTAGTACAATAAACAATCTACGAACGTTGATTCTGTCCATTGCTTCTGGTCTGTTCAATAGAGTCTTATCACCGAACAATACAGTACCTTCGCCTGGGAAGGTTACAACAGGATTAATACCTGCATTGTACAATGTATCTCTCTCAGATTTTGTTGGACTCCATGCCAATTTAACAACGTTCTTAATTTGACCTCTGTTCAACCCAGCTGGTGAGAACCATGGGTCACGGTCAACGTCAGTTCTAACCAATAGACCGGCAATATCACCGTTCAATGGCAACCAACGATATATGTCATTGTATTTGTCGTATTGATATTTCCATCCACAATCCATAACTGCGTATGAAGAAGATGTGAGAGTATCACGATAAGTTTTAACAGTTGTTGCTTCTAAACCTGAGTTGTTCAATACAGAAGTTAGTGGTGGAGAAATAAACACCATACAATCTTTGCGTGACTCGGCAATAGAAATTAGTCGGTCAGGTACTACATCATCTGAAGTTTCACCGGCCATCAATAGAGAAACATCAACAGAATCAACATTGTTAAACAAATCATAAGATGTGTTTCTGTTACCTGCAGTTGGTGCAGTATCTTTACCTGCAGACAAGTTAAAGTTATTAACTGCAAGACCATTATAACCACCACCAGTATTTGCTACTTGAATGGCAGTTTGACCCCAATTTATACCAGTGTCTGGGTGACCCATCCACCAGATGTATTTGGATTGACTGTTAACAACGTCTTTGTAAAAATTTGAAGAACCGTCTGAATTCTTAGCATCGCCTGATTTTGAAACAAAACCAAATTTTTCAATAACAGTGTTTGCTGTACCTGTAATTGCACCAGTCATGTCAACAACTACGATATGAATTTCATCATTTGATGTTGCTGCTCTTTCGGCATGTCTAGATGTAGAAGGTGTTGTACTAAATTCACCTGAGTATGTCCAACCTGTTGCAACGTTGGCGTCAGCCATCGAAACACGTAGTGCATTACCTAGTGAACCTGGATACTTTGCGGCCCACTGAATTGAATTACTTCCTGCTGCAAAATTTTGTTCGTAATTTGTTTTGTTAAGTACTCTTACAGGTGTTCCAGCGTTTGTTGCATTATTTGCTGTAGTACCTACTGAGCGAATAACTCTCAAATCTGAACCATATTGTAAAAAGTTTGCTGCTGTGAAGAATGATGTTGCGGTGTTGCTGTCTGGTTTACCGAATTTTTCTACTAATTGGACTTCATTACTAATTGTGATAATCTCATTCACTGGTCCCCAGTTAAAATTTCCGGCAAAACCACCAATAGTTGTTGCTGTGGAAGGCACAACAGTTGTAAGGTCAACTTCTGAAACATTCACGCCTGGTGATAATTGAAAAGCCATGGTTTAATCTCCTTTTAAGGGCTGAATTATTTTTTTAATGTATGTTGTATTTATGTTTTTAAAAATTTGAGGAT